ATCATCGATGAAGCAGACAATACCACTCCCGACGTACAACTCCTTCTTAGAGCGAGTATTGAGGAGTTCTCCAACAACTGCAGATTCATTTTCACGTGTAATTACAAGAATAAAATCATTGAACCCCTCCACTCGAGATGTGCTGTGGTTGATTTTGGTATCAAAGGTAAGGCAAAACAAGAAATTGCAGCAGCATTCTTTGGAAGACTAGTAACTATATTAGAGCAAGAAAGAATAGAAGCAGATAAGAAAGTCCTAGCAGAATTAATTAATAATCACTTCCCTGATTGGAGAAGAGTTCTTAATGAGTGTCAGAGATATGCTGTTGGAGGTAAGATAGATAGTGGTATTCTTGCTACATTTTCAGACGTTAGTGTAAATGATCTTACGAAAAATCTTAAACAAAAGAATTTTACAGAAGTACGTAAATGGTGTGTCGATAACTTGGACAATGATTCTTCTATCCTATTACGTAGGATTTACGATTCTCTTTCAAGTACCTTGGTTCCTTCCTCCATTCCTGCTGCTGTTCTTATACTTGCTAAGTATCAATATCAAGTCGCGTTTGTAGCAGATCAAGAGATAAATATGCTTGCATGTCTTACTGAGATTATGGTGGAGTGTGAATTCAAATGAACCAAAAAGAAAATATACAAAGAGCAAAAGAACGTATACAAGAATTAAAAAGGTTGATAGAATACTGGGAGAAGGCTTTAAAAGATGGTTAAAAAAGGATTGAAAACTCCTCTAAGGTATCCAGGTGGCAAGTCTAGAGCAGTCACTAAGATGGGTCAATACTTTCCTAACCTTAGGGATTATAGTGAGTATAGAGAACCATTTCTAGGTGGTGGAAGTGTAGCAATATATGTCAGTCAGATGTATCCACATCTTAAGATTACTGTTAATGATTTGTATGAACCATTAATGAACTTCTGGTCTAATCTACAGATGTTTGGTGGTGAATTATATACTGAACTAAAGAATCTTAAGATTATTAATTGCAATCAGGATTCTGCTAGATGTTTATTTGCAGAGATGAAAGATGTTATTAATGATAAAACTAAGACTGATCTTGAAAGAGCAGTTGCTTTTTATGTTGTTAATAAGTGTAGTTTCTCAGGTCTTACTGAGTCATCTTCTTTCTCAGCACAAGCGAGTGATTCTAATTTCTCTATGAGGGGTATTGAAAAGTTACCTGAGTATTCTGAAATCATCTCACATTGGCATATTAATCAGTACTCCTATGAGTATTGTTTCAGAGAAGATATTCATGATGGATTGTTTATGTATCTAGATCCTCCTTATGATATTAAGGATAATCTTTATGGGCATAAGGGATCAATGCATAAGAAGTTTGATCATGATAAATTTGCTGAAGATTGTTCTAATAGTTTAGTATCTCAGATGGTTAGTTACAATTCTGATCAGCTAGTTAAGGATAGATTTAAAGATTGGAAAGCATCTGAGTTTGATCTTACTTATACTATGCGTTCTGTTGGACATTATATGAGAGAACAGAAGGAAAGAAAAGAGTTAATCCTTATAAACTATGACTCTTAAAGATCACATGGGTCCAAAAAGAAATTGGGATGATAAGAAATGGTTAAAACATGCTCAAGTGATGGTTAATTCTCCTTGGATTTCTGAGGAGGATAGAGAATATTGGAGAGATAAAATTAAGGAGTTGTTATGAGTGAACTTAAAGATTGGTTGAATTCTATTAACTTTAATAAGGAAGACTTGTCTTATGATATAAAGGATTATCCTCCTTATGTTATCAATAGATGTCTATCAGGTTTTATTGATACTATAATGTATGCTAATGAAATGAATAGGTATCATAACCTAGATAAGGATATGCAATATTCATTTTATCTAAATAGTGTGAGGAAACGGAAGAGATTTTCTCCCTGGCTCCGAAAAGATAAAGTCAAGGATTTAGAATGTGTTAAAGAATACTATGGTTATAGTAATGAGAAAGCATCTCAAGCACTGAAAATTCTAGATAAAAAACAATTGAACTTTATTAAACAAAGACTTGAAACTGGCGGAACACAATGACTACACAAGAACCACAGGTGAACTGGTCGCCTGACATGATGGTTGAGGTTTTATTAAATGAACCTGATGATTTTTTAAAAGTCCGTGAGACTTTGACTAGAATAGGGGTGGCATCCAGAAAGGAAAAGAAACTCTATCAGAGCTGTCATATACTTCATAAGCAAGGAAGATATTACCTCGTACATTTTAAAGAACTATTTGCATTAGATGGTAAGCACGCTAATCTTACACCTAATGATGTTCAAAGACGCAATAGGATTACTAAGTTGCTCTCTGATTGGGGATTGATTGGTATTGTTAAAGAAGAATCTTGTTCTGATATAGCACCATTGAATCAGATTAAGGTTCTTTCCTATAAGGATAAGGGTGATTGGATACTAGAACAGAAGTATAATATAGGTAAAAAGAATAAGGTACAGGAAACCACACCCG